AAAACGTCTCGTGCGAGCCAAACACGGTCAAAATCTGAAAGACCAAAAGTGTGGGTTCCACCTTCATCTCTAGATGCACCCCCTGCACCTGATGGATTCAGGTACAGATGGATAAGAGCCGAAACAGTAGGCTTTCAAGATACGAAGAACATAACTGGACGATTAAGAGAAGGTTATGAATTAGTTCGTGCCGAAGAAGTTGAAAACTCAAGCGACTATCCAGTTCTCGAAGACGGGAAATACAAGGGAGTGATTGGGGTTGGAGGCCTTCTTCTTGCGAAGGTACCGATCGAGATCGCGAAGCAGAGACAAGACTATATGGCAAACCGCCATGCAGAACGAAGCGAAGCTGTAGCAAACGATCTAATGAAGGAGCAGGATCAGAGGATGCCAATCAATGTTGAAAGGCAATCTCGTGTAACCTTCGGTGGTACAAAGAAAAGTTAAATTTTCGCGGGTTAATCCCTATCATCGAATTAACGTTAACCATTATTGGAATAGGAGAAAACTATGGCAAACAGAAACACACAAGGTTTTGGACTTATCCCAGCTGGAAGATTAGGCGGTGGAGCCTCAATCCAAGGTCAGGGAAAATACAAAATCGATGCTGGCCACAGCACAACTATATACAATGGTGAATGTGTTAAAATCTCTAGCGGTTATGTAGTAGGCGGAAACGGTTCTGCTGCAGATATCATAGGTGTTTTGAACGGAATCTTCTTTAATGCGGCAACAACTTTGAAGCCGACATTTTCGAACTTCTACAAAGCAACTATCACACCGGCTAACAGTGAAGACACAACAGCCTTTGTTATAGACGACCCTTTCCAGCAATACGTAGTCGGAGCGGATGACGCGACTGGAGTGACTACAATGTTAGAAACGTATGACATGAACACATCAGCAGGTAGCGATACCACTGGTAAATCATCAGCGACTTTAGACATTGGAACAACTTCAGCGAACGGTAAACAATTCAGATTATTAAGATCTGCAGAGGATCCTGAAAATGAGGATGCTACTGCAGCTTTTGCATCTGTAGTTGTTGTATCGAACCTGAATTCGTTCAACGGCCACAATTAATAGGAGTATATAGACTATGGCAATATCACGATCGCAACTAGTTAAAGAACTAGAGCCAGGCCTAAATGCACTATTTGGGCTGGAATACAAAAGGTATGAAAATCAGCATGCTGAGATTTATACAAATGAAAACAGTGACAGAGCTTTTGAAGAAGAAGTAATGTTATCTGGTTTCGCAAACGCACAAGTGAAAGCAGAAGGTAGCGGAGTCTCTTTTGACGAAGCACAAGAAACTTTCACAGCGAGATATACTCACGAGACAGTAGCTCTTGCATTTGCTATCACAGAAGAAGCTATCGAAGATAACCTCTACGATAGATTAGCTTCTAGATACACAAAAGCATTAGCGAGATCTATGAGTAATGCTAAACAGGTAAAAGCAGTTGAGCCTTTGCTTAACGGTTTACCGTCAATCAACACTTTCAAAGGTGGTGATGGCGTGAGCTTGTTTAACACATCTCACCCTACAGTAGCGGGTACTTTTAAAAATACCCTATCTACTCAGGCAGACCTTAACGAAACATCATTAGAGCAGTCAATGATTGACATTGCTAAAATGACAGACGAAAGAGGTTTGAGAGTTGCAGCAAGAGGAGTAAAAATGATTATTCCTTCTGAGCTTCAGTTTACAGCAGAGAGATTGATGAAATCTCAAGGCAGAACTGGAACAGCTGACAATGATATCAACGCAATCGTATCTATGGGTATGGTTCCGCAAGGATACAGAATCAATAATTACTTAACTGATTCTGATGCGTTCTACATCATTACAGACGTACCTAACGGTATGAAAATGTTCACAAGAGCTCCATTGAACACTGCAATGGAAGGTGATTTCGACACTGGCAACGTAAGATACAAAGCTAGAGAAAGATATTCTTTTGGAGTATCAGACCCTAGAGGTATTTTTGGCGTAGAAGGTGCGTAATTTGTACTAAAAGAAAATTAAAAGGGGGCTTTCGAGCCCCCTTTTTTTATGGTAGAGAAGAGGTAATCATGAAGACATTTCGAGTACAGATAAGGGCATATGGATACTATGCTGACTTCGATATTGCATCCGAAGACAGCTCAGAAGCCTTTGAAAATGCACTAGTTGACAAACTAGGAGAAAATGCTATAACATGGGAAAAAGATGGATTTAGTAATCCATCTAAAATATGGATAACCTATGAGGAGACCATAGATGCAAATACAAGTCAGAGACCTTTACAAACAAAAAAGGGGTCTAGAGACAGAGTGGGCACTGCATCAGCGTGATAACCAAAGGTACACTTTGGATATGGTAAGAATTGACAACAAAATCAGAGACGTTGTCAATGCTATTAAGCTAGAAGAGGCTAAAATAGCTAGTCTTACTAATAAGATAGATGATGCTGCGCCAGAAGTTTCAGTAGCTACTTAGTAAAAAGCTACATCATTGGAAAATATCAAACCATATCACAGGCTCTCTTGCACTCTTGAAAAAATAAGAGTATAACTTTCGTACTATACAATTATTAAAAGATTGTGGACGCGTATAGTCGACGGCCTAGAGACTACAATCTGTAAACTAGGAGGATATAATCATGGCAAGAACAACGTTTTCAGGACCAGTCGTTTCCCAAAGAGGATTCGTGGCTGCGGGACCTGATGAAGTGGTAAACATCACAGCGGAAACTACTTTAACTTTTGCTGCTCACGCAGGTAAAGTTATCAAAGTAAACGACGCTGATGGTGCTATTACACTTCCAACAATTAAAGCGGATAGCAAAGGTGCTACTGCTGGAGACAATGACCCTAATGTGAACAGTCACTTAGGTGCTGTCTACAAATTTTTTGTAGGCACAGATTGCTCTGACTGCGATATCAAAACTGACGGGACTGACAAATTTGTTGGTCACGCAACTATTGTTAACGTAGCAGACGGTACTAACAGTACCTTCGTTCCAGCATCAGCTAATGATGTTATCAGCATGAACGGTGGAACTACAGGTGGAGACAAAGGTAGTACAGTTACTATCACTGCACTTGAGGACAACGTATATTTAGTAGAAGCTGTGTTGATCGGTACAGGTACCGAAGCGACACCTTTTGCAAATAGTTAATAAATAACTCGGGGCGTCTGGTGATGCAGGCGCCCTTGAAAAGGAGGACAAAAAATGGCAGACACAGTATTAAATACAACTGTATTTGACGGATCAAAAAAACTTATCACTCACTACAATGTAGTTTCTGATAATTCTGGAGGCACAACAAAGATTGTTGATGTATCTGGATTAGCAACTAACAATGGTAAAGCTTGCACTAAAGTAAGATTAAATAAAGTTAGTTTTAATGTTTCAGTAACAGCACAGGTAGATGCACTTAGAATGTTATGGGATGCTACATCAGATGTAGTGTTTCTAACTATGAATGGTGAAATGGAGTATGACTATTCTTCTTTCGGTGGATTAAAAAACACTGAAGCAAGTGGTTTTACTGGTGATGTTAACATAACATTACCAGCATGTACTGCAGGAGATACCGCTACAGTTGTTTGTGAATGGATTAAAGTTTACGAATCGTAGGAGTTTGAATGGCTAATACAACTTCGGGAACAGCTACGTTCGACAAAACTTTTGCTATTGATGAAATAGTAGAAGAATCTTTTGAACGTATTGGATTACAGAACGTAGCTGGTTACCAATTAAAGTCAGCAAGAAGATCTCTTAATATATTGTTTCAAGAGTGGGGAAACAGAGGTATTCACTATTGGGAAATAGCTGACCTTAATATTGATTTAATTGAAGGACAATCAGACTATGATTTTTTTAGATCGTCCGATGATGGCACAAGTGCTACATCAACTCCATCTGGAGTATATGGAATATCAGATGTTTTAGAGGCACAATTAAGATCTAATAGAACTCAAACTACACAAGCAGATTCACCAATGACAAAAGTAGATAGATCTACTTACGCAGCATTTTCTAATAAATTATCAAAAGGCACACCTAATCAATATTGGGTAGAAAGATTTATAGATAAAGTTAGAATACACGTTTATCCAACACCAGACTCAACAAATGCATCAAAAGACATGCACATATATTACATTAAAAGAATACAAGATGTAGGTGATTATACAAATGCAACAGACTTACCATTTAGATTTGTGCCTTGTATGGTATCAGGATTAGCTTTTTATTTAGCACAAAAATATAAACCAGAGTTAATTCAAGCTATGAAGTTATATTATGAAGATGAATTAGCCAGAGCACTAGCGGAGGATGGGTCAGCTTCGAGTACATATATTACTCCTAAAGCATACTACCCAGGAACATAATGGCAAAATACGCAACAGGTAAATACGCAAAAGCTATATCAGATAGATCAGGTATGGAGTTTCCATATAACGAAATGGTTAGAGAATGGAACGGATCGTTTGTGCACATATCAGAGTTTGAACCAAAGCAACCACAGCTAGAACCAAAACCAATGAACGGTGATTCAATATCTTTGCGTAATGTAAGACCAGATAGAATAGAAACAGCTGTTCCTATAATTTTGCCTTTAAATGCTTTTACAGCAACAAGTGGTTCAGCAGTAATATCTGTTAACGAGCCTAATCACGGTAGATCTACTAGTGATACTGTAAGATTTAGAGATGTAGAATCTGTTGGTGGTATAGCTGCAAATACTATTTCTGGTTCATCAGGATTTACAATTACAAAAGTTGATGATAATAATTATACATTCGGAGCAGGCACTAATGCCTTGTTTTCGGGAACAGGAGGAGGTGGCCTTGCATCTGCAGGACCAGTCACCATAGTAGCATAATGGCAGGATTAAGTGCATCAGGATTAAAAACACAAATTAGAAGTTACACAGAAGTTGACTCTAATGTGTTGTCTGATTCTGTTTTAGAAAATATTATTTTAAACGCACAATATAGAATTTTTAGAGATGTTCCTATTGATGCAGATAGAAAACAACAATCTGGTAATTTAGTTCCAGGACAAGAAACAATTAACACACCAGCAGGAGCAGTTTTTATTAGAGGTATACAAGTTTATGATTCAAGTGCCGTGCTCACAGGAGCTAACACATGGCTAGAGAAAAAAGATGTGACTTACCTACAAGAGTATCAACCAATTACAGGCACATCCGCAGCGCAAGGTAAACCAAAATACTATGCTATGTTTGGTGGTGCTACAGGTGAAGCTGACACCAACTCAGGACGTATCTTTTTGGCTCCCACACCAAATACAAACTATAAATTTAGAGTGCACTATAACGTGGCTCCAGCTCTTTTAGAGAATAACGATACCAACTACATTAGTTTAAACTTCCCTAATGGCCTATTATATTGCTGTCTAGCAGAGGTTTATGGCTTCTTGAAAGGTCCAGCAGATATGTTGACATTATACGAGCAAAAGTATAGAACGGAAGTACAGAAGTTTGCTAATGAGCAAGTTGGAAGACGAAGAAGAGATGACTACACAGATGGTGCAGTTAGAATTCCAGTAAACTCAGCAAACCCATAGGAGATAAAAAATGGCAATTACATCAGCAGTTTGTACAAGTTTTAAAGTAGAACTATTAAAAGGAACTCACAATTTTACAGCAACAACAGGTAATACCTTTAAAATTGCTTTGTATGACAGTGATGCAACTCTTGGTGCATCAACTACAGCGTTTTCAACTTCAGAAGAAATTACAAACACATCTGGAACAGCATACACTTCTGGTGGTGCTACATTAACAAGCGTAACTCCAGTGGCTTCAAGCACAACTGCAGTTTGTGATTTTTCGGATGTAAGTTATAGTTCAGCTTCTTTCACAGCTAACGGTGCATTAATTTACAATTCATCTGCATCTAACGCAGCTGTTTGTGCAATCGCTTTTGGTTCTGACAAAACAGCAACTAACGGAACTTTCACAATTCAGTTTCCTACAGCAGACGCTACAAACGCAATCATAAGATTAGCATAGGAGGACCACTATGTCGGTTCAAACAGGATGGGGTCGATTCACCTGGGGCCGAGCTTATTGGAATGAAGACTCTGTTCTTGCAACAGGATGGGGTGCTAAAGCTTGGAATGACGGTGAGTGGGGAAATTTAGCTGACGAAACAGTTTCATTAACAGGTGTATCTTCTACTTTTAATGTTGGAGCGGTAGGAATTTTAGCAAACGCATTAGTAGAACCAACAGGAATTTCTTTTACATCATCAACTGGTTCTATTTCACCTGTAATACCAAAAACAGTAGAAGTGGCTGGTGTATCTTTTCAATCATCTGTCAATTCAATTACAAACGTTATTCAAGTTACCATCACACCATCAGGTATTTCATCAACATCAGCTATTGGTGTAGTTGATCCTGCAGATCAAGTTATGGGATTAACAGGACAAGAATCAACTGTTGGTCAAGGAACTGCAGTTGCACCAAACGAAGATGTATCACCAACAGGACAAGCGATGACATCTTCACAAGGAACGGCAGAAGGTGTAACTTCGCATGAAGCTAATTTAACAGGGCTCGCTATAACATCAGGAATAGGGTCTGTGGTTGTACCAAATGATGCTGCACTTTTAACAGGATTAAATATAGAAACACAATTAGGTTCTTTAGTGGGATTAGGTTCTGCAGTTCAAACTTTAACTGGTCAGGCCATAATAGGTTCTACAGGTAGTTTAGCACCCGCGGATGTTATGGGATTAACTGGTGTTTCTGCAACTTCTTCTACAGGCACTTTAGACCCTTCAGATCAAGTTATGGGATTAACTGGTCAATCAGCTACAGCTAGCGTAGGAGCTGTAAATGTTAAAGCTTATGCAGATATTGACACCGGTTCAAACACGTCGTATAGTGATATTTCAACGGGTTCGAATACTTCGTATTCAGATGTTGCAACAGGCTCAAATACAAGCTATAACGACGTAACAGGAGAAGCAGCTTAATATGGCATCGACATATACACCCCTAGGTATTGAACTACAGGCAACTGGTGAAAATGCGGGTACATGGGGTACAAAAACAAATACAAACTTAAGTATCGTTGAACAGATATCGGGTGGATATACTACACAAGCCGTATCCGATTCAGGTGATACAACTCTATCAGTAACAGATGGTGGAACAGGCGCAACTCTTGCACATAGAATTATTGAATTTACAGGATCCTTGACAGCAAGTAGAAACGTTACAATTCCTCTTGATGTTCAAAACTTTTACATTTTAAAAAACGCAACATCTGGTTCTCAAAACGTTGTATTTAAATACGTCTCTGGAACTGATTCTGGAGTTACTATTTCAAATGGTAAAACTTCATTAGTATACGCAAAAGCTGATGATGGAACTAATCCAAGTATTGCCTCTGTAGCATTAGCAAGTGATCTTGTTGATGATACATCACCACAATTAGGTGGTAACTTAGATACTAATTCTTTTATGATCGACTTTGATACCTCTCACGGTATTAGAGATGAAAACGGAAACGAACAATTATTTTTTAGCACAACATCTTCAGCTGTAAACTATGTAAATGTTACAAACGCTGCTACAGGAGGAGATCCAAAAGTAGCTGCATTAGGAGATGATTCAAATATAGATTTAGCTTTATCACCAAAAGGAACAGGTGAAGTAGTAGTTGGTACAGGATCAGCTGCATCAACAATTACATCAAGTGGTGCATACGATTTAATTTTAGATACAAATTCTGGAACAAACTCTGGAAATATTACAATTACAGATGGTTCAAACGGAGCAATCACTGCAACACCAAACGGAACAGGAGAATTTGTTGTAGGCGGTAATACAAACCCTGGAACATTAGTTTTAAATTGTGAGTCCAACTCCCACGGTATTAAGTTGCAAAGTCCGGCCCACTCAAGTTCACAATCTTATACATTAAAGTTCCCTACAGGTAACGTAACAGCAGACAGATTTTTAAAAGTTGCATCAGTAACTGGATCAGGCACAACAGGTGTTGGTCAATTATCTTTTGCTGAAGTATCTGGTGGAACATCTTGGCAAGCAGTTAAGACATCTAATACAACTATGGTTGCGGGTGAAGGTTATTTTGTTAACACAACATCGGGTGCTATCACAATGACTTTACCATCATCAGCGACGCAAGGAGATGAAGTTTCAATTATAGATTACGCAGGCACTTTTGATACTAACAATTTAACAGTAGGAAGAAACTCACACAAGATACAGGGTTCTGCAGCAGATTTAACAGTGTCAACCGAGAGAGCAGGTTTTACATTGGTTTATGTAGATGCAACTCAAGGTTGGCTATTAAAGGATAAATAATAGCGATGTCTGAATATAAAGGTATAAAGGGGTTCCAAGTTCAAACCCGTACAGAAGATTCAAGTCCAACTGAAGCACAAGTTGGAGATTTTTATTATAACTCTACAACAGGACAATTTAAAAACATATCATCAGGCGCTGGATCAGGAACTTGGGCATCAGGTGCTGATATGAATACTGCTAGATACAGAATGCAGGGTGGCATGGGAACATACCTTGCTGCTTATGCTGTTGCTGGTGCTACACCTCCCAAAACGAATGTAGAAAATTATAATGGTTCAACATGGACTGAAGTAAACGATGTGCCTAGTGTTAGAGCTGACGTAGCTGCTGGTGGAACCGCTACTGCGGGTTTTGCATTAGCAGGCACTCCAAGTAATTCACAGACTTTAGAATGGGATGGTACAAATTGGACAACAGGAGGAGCTTTTCCAACTACTGTTGCAAGAGCGGGAACATTTGGTAGTCAAACTGCTTTTGTTGCTGTAGGTGGAGCATCTGATTCTAGATCACCGTCAGATCAATCCGTCAATACTTTAGAATACGATGGATCATCTTGGACAACCGGTAATAATTACCCAACTATTTTAGCAAATGGAGGAGGTGGAGGAGTTTTGACAGCAGGTCTAATGGCATCTGGTTACACTCCCGCTGATTCATCTGGACAACATGCATGCACTTACGATGGCACAAATTGGACACAAGTTGCTGATACGAACAACACTCACCACGAACACGGTTTTGCACAACAAAGTCCAAATTCAGCATTTCTTAATTATGGAGATGCCCCTAATTCAGTTAATACTGAATCATGGGATGGCACTTCATGGACTGAAACAAACAATTTATCAACAGGTAGAAGTGCAGGAGGATCGGCTGGAAACTTAAATAACGCTTTATATTTTGGTGGATCATCTCCATCGTTAAGTCCAACAACCACTGCGGCCACTGAAGAATGGTCACAGTCAGATTTTCAAATTAAAACGGTGACAACGAGTTAATTATGATTTATAAACAAGCAAAAGGAGGAAGCAACTATGGCATATAAATACTGTACAGCGACTAACTGGGGCAAAAACTTTTTTACTCATGAAGAGAGAAAAATGTTTTACCTAAGAGGTCATCCTGGCGAAGTATGGGTTGTAGGCGACAATCATCACGGCGATGAGTGGATTGGTAAAGTAGATGGTGCAATTAAAACTAAAGATGAAGCACAAGCTATCGTTACTGGTAAAATCGAAGAGGCGCAAGCTGCATACGATGCATTGTCAGCTGAAGAACAAGAACGTCAAGGCTTAAGACCAGTAGTATATAATCTTCCATAGTCTTTAACCTATGGCTAAGTATTCGGATATAAAAGGATTTACAGTTCAAACACTGGCAAGCGATACAATTGCGTCTCAAGCATTGGGTGGTACTTGGGCTAGTGGTGGAACTATGAACACAGCTAGAAATTTAACTGATGGAGGCACTGGAACACAAACTGCAGCTATGGTTGGTGGAGGAGGCCAGGGCCCTGGTGCTACTGCAGAACAATACAATGGATCATCGTGGACTGAAGTAGCAGATTTAAATACGGCTAGAGGTTATATAGGCGGTGCAGGCACAACTACGGCTATGATAACATTTGGTGGAAATAGTTCTCCAGCATACACAGAACTTTGGAATGGATCTTCTTGGACTGAAGTAGCTGATTTAAATACAGGTAGACAATCTATGGGAGCGTGTGGAGCTACATCCACAGCAGCATTATGCATATCAGGTTCATCACCTTCAAATGTAACAAATGTAGAGTCTTGGAATGGATCTGCGTGGACTGAAATAGCAGATGTTAACCAGGAAAGATATTATACAACTGGATCAGGATCACAAACCGATGCTTTATTAATAGCAGGTCAAGATCCTCCAGTAATGGCTAACGTAGAAAAATGGGATGGTTCTTCTTGGACTGAAGTTGGAGATTTAAACTTAGCTAGATTTGCTTTAGCTAGTTCTAGTAATCCATCAGGCTCAGACGATACATTAGCTTTTGGTGGACACACAGCAAGTCCAGACGCTGATAAAACAAACACCGAATCTTGGAATGGAACTTCTTGGACTGAAATTGCTGATTTATCATCTGCAATAGCATATCATGCAGGCGCAGGTTCAGATTTATCTGCTGCATTATCTTTTGGTGGATCATCACCAAGCGTAACAGGTGCATCAGAAGAATTTACAGCACCCGCAGTATTTTCAAAACAACTTGAAGGACAATTATTTTTTAATTCAACAACAAACACTTTTAAAGAAACAATAACAGACGTAGCTGGTGGTAGCTGGTCTAGTGGTGGTAATAGAAATGAAACTAAATATTCTAGCGGTGGATATGGAACACAAGATGCAGCTGGTGTATTCGGAGGTGCTCCTCCTGATACCACTGCAAATCACGAACAGTATGACGGATCTTCTTGGACAGAAGTTGCAGATTTAAATACAGGAAGAAGCTATATTGTTGGCACGGGAACTCAACCTGCTGCGATTGCATTTAGTGGTTATAGTAGTACTACGCTCGGAAACACTGAATTATGGAATGGTTCAGCATGGTCAGAAACAACAGACTTAAACTCAATACGTTGGGCTTCTACTTCTGTAGGTAAAACAAGCACCGCAGTGTTAGCAGCTGGTGGACAATTTCCTGGAGGTATACAAGGGAACACAGAAATTTGGAATGGATCAAGTTGGACAGAATCAGGAGATTTAAATCAAGTTAGAGCTTTAGCTGCAGGTGCAGGCACAATTACTGATGGACTTTTATCTGCAGGGTCAAATAATGGTTCAACAACTTATGCAAACGTAGAAACTTGGAATGGATCTAGTTGGACAGAGACCACTGATGTAAATACATCTAGAGGTAGTTTAGGTGGAGCAGATCTAGGATCAAGCACTAATACTATAGTTTTTGGAGGTGGTCATAGTTCTACTACTAATAAAACACAAACTGAATCTTGGGATGGAACTTCTTGGACAGAAATAAATGAAATGGGAACGGCAAGAAGAAACATAGCCATGTCTGGAACTTCAGCGTCTGCAATTGCAATCGGCGGAAGAGCTTCAACTGATGGACCAGGCACAGGAAATTTAACAGAGGAATGGACAGCAAGTTTAGGTAACAAAACAATAACATCGAGTTAATTATGGCAACATATAAGGAAATAAAAGGCGTAACAGTACAAACACTAGACAGTGATCCAGTTGTAAATGTTGGATCATGGGCTAGTGGTCCAGCTATAAACACTGCTAGATTTCAAGCAGGAGGAGCTGGTGCTACTCGAGGTGCTTCTTATATAATTGGTGGAGCCATACCAGGAAGTACTCCTAACATAAGTGCTCTTCACGAACAATTTGATGGAACCTCTTGGTCAGAGGCCAGTGATTTAGGAACAGCTAAATATGGTGTGTCAACTATTGGAACTCCAGCCTCCGCGTTAACCGCAGGGGGTTACGATGGTGCGTATGAAGATGATGTTGAACTTTGGAACGGATCAAGCTGGACAGCAGGAACAGCAATTAACAGCACTAGAGGTTATTCTGCTGGCTCAGGAACTACAGCTGCTGGTTTAATTACAGGAGGAACTCCGGTTCCAGCAAAGGCTAAAACCGAAACTTACAACGGATCGTCTTGGACAGAAGTAAATGATTTAAATACGGGAAGAAGACAAATGGGACAAGCACAGAGTGGAACTACAACAGCCACAATAGTTTCAGGTGGAACTGATTTATTGACGAATGTAGAACAATGGGATGGAACTTCTTGGACGGAAACAACTGAAATTAATACAGGACGTGATGCTCAATGGGGTTTTGGAACATCTACTTCGCAAGTAATTGCTGGCGGTAACTTAGGCCCACCTGGTAGAACGGCTAAAACTGAAGCATGGAATGGATCTACTTGGACAGAAGTAAATGACTTGGGAACTGCATCGGTTGCTAATTGTTGTGCAGGAGGTGGAACATCTTCGTCTGGTATAGTAGCGGGGCAATATACAGGATCACTTACAACAAATAGTGAACACTGGGATTTCCCACCAGTAACAGCAGCTATCTTAACAGAAGGTGATCTATTTTTATCTGGAGGCACAACGTTAAAAGGTTTTGGAAAAGCGGGTGGCATACCAAGTGTAGCATGGGCTAGTGGTGGAAATGTTAACACTGCTAGAAACTCTGCTAGTGGTATGGGTCTAAATAATAATGCAATGATCGCTGCTGGTGGTTATGATGGAACCGCTGCTCAGGCAATAACAGAACAATATGATGGTTCATCATGGACAGAAGTAGGAGATATGAATACTGCAAAATCACAAGGTGCAGCTGCAGGACAATCTCCTTATCAAGATTCAATAATGTTTGCAGGGAGTCCTACTTTAGCTGTTGCTGAGACATGGAATGGAACTTCGTGGACTGAAGTGAATGATTTAAATACAGGTAGAAGAGAATTAGCCGGTGTAGGAATTTCATCAAGTAATGCCATGGCTATTAGTGGTCAAGCATCTACTGACAACCTAACAAACGTAGAGTCATGGAATGGATCATCATGGACTGAAATTGCAGAAGTAAATGCAGGGAGATCAGAAGACGGAGGAGCAGGAGGTTCAAATACGAATGCTATTTTCTTTGGTGGTAATCCTGCAACTAATGCCACTGAAATTTGGAACGGAACATCTTGGACTGAAGTAAATAATTTAAACACAGGTAGAGATCAAATGGCTGGAGCTGGGTTTACACCAAGTGCTTTAGCGATTGCTGGTGGACCATCACACACAGCTAAAACAGAATTTTGGAATGGTACATCTTGGACTGAAATGAACGATTTATCTCAAGCTAGAAGATATCCTACTAATTCTGGAGGTACAGCTGTAAGTTGTTTAGCTGTGGCTGGATTAAACCCTAGTAACTCAGAAATAGCGACTACGGAAGAGTGGACAGCGGATAATGCGTTATCTACAGTAACCGTATCGTAGACTTGACCTTTATATAGAAAGGTATATAAAGAGATTAGAATGAATAAAGGAGATAGAATGTCAAAAGAAAAAAGAAACATAGCTACCAAGCTAGAAACAGAGTCAAAGTATTTAACAAACATTTTAGACAGAGATGATGTTAAAAATTTTAAAAAATTAATACCCGAACTACAAGATACATGGATGAAGAAACAAATGTTTCGTACAGAAACAGAAATGAGGTTCTCTGTGTTATCTGATAATAAATATCCAACCAAAGCTGCAAAGTATTGGCAATCTGTTAGAGAGCAGAATACACACTTTGAAAACTTAGTTCACCTATCATTTGATGCTAGGAAGAATGAGGTTGAGATAAAGAAACTACAAAGAGATATTAGAAAAGAAAAAGACCCATTAGAGAAAGAACTTAAAAAAGTAGAGTTAGAAGAAAAATTATATGGTAAAGCACAAATGGAACTTGTGGCTAAACATAGAATGAGAGAAGTTTCTCTTTGGTCTAAACTTAAAAAAGAGTTTGATGATGGTAACTTTGATAAGCAGGATGTGAACACGCACCAAGCTAAATCTTATTTGTTAAGGTTCCAAAGACAGAAAGAAACAATAACTCCTGGTACAACGCAACCAGAAGTGTTTAACATATTAGGACAGTTAGAGGCCTTAGAAAAAGGTTTGAAAGAAAATACATTATCGTTAGATGCCAAGAAAACTAAAAAAATCACCAAGTAAAAAAATATTTTTTCTTGCTGGTCTGCCTAGGGCAGGTAATACTATTCTTACGTCAATATTAAATCAGAACCCTGATATATGTTGTACACCTAATTCTATTACTCTTGAGATAATAAAAGATTTATTTTTATTAAAACAAACGGATGTGTTTCTAAACTTTCCTGACCACAAGTCATTGGATAATGTTTTGTTTAGTGTGTTTGATAATTATTATAAGGACTGGGATTATAAATATATTATAGATCGAGGCCCTGCAGGTACAATAGGTAATTTAAAATTAGTAAAAAAACATTTAGATCCTAACATAAAGATTATATTTTTAGTAAGACCTGTATTAGAAGTATTGGCTTCATGGATAGATTGGGCAAATAAAACACCAGATAATTATTTAAAAAGAGAAGGGACATCAACACAAGCTTGTCATGCACTTATGAATAAAGATGGTCAAATTATGAAAGAGCTAAGATGTATGTTAAATTTATTACAACCAAAAAACAGACATCATGTTCTTTTTGTAGATTACCATGAGATTGTAGATAAACCACAAGAAACAATTAATAGTATATATAAGTTTTTAGGCATACCAAAATACAAACACAGATTTAAAAATTTTAAACAAATAGAGATAAACGGTTTAAAATATAATGATAAAATATTTGGTAAAGGAATGCACACTATAAAAACAAAATCTTTAGTAAAAACAAAAAGAGATATTACAAAAGTATTACCACAAGAAATTATACAGACTTATGGCAAAATTAAATTCGTGTAAGGTATTGGTATTTGGATTACCAGGCTCTGGTAAAACTACGTTTGCAAGACAGCTTGCAGTTAACATGGCTTATTTTAATGCTGATGATATTAGAAAGATGTTTAACGATTGGGACTTTTCTATCGAGGGTAGAATACGTCAAGCAGAACGAATGTATTGTTTAGCTAATTTAGTCGATGGTTCATCTATTACAGATTTTATTTGTCCTTATAATGAAAACCGACAAGACTATGATGTTACAGTGTGGATGAATACTATTGAAGAAGGCAGGTTTGAAGACACCAATCAAATATTTGAAAAACCTAACTCTTGCACTTTTGAAATAAAAGACTATAATTATGATCATATTATAAAGATGATAAAGAATAAATTATGAAATTTGATTTTGTATACTTAGGTCAGACGGTTTTAAAATACCAGGTCCCTCTAGAAATATTTGTAGGTCTTAATGAGATCTACGAAAGACAAAAAAAACAGTTGCCTTCTGCTAACAAACAATTAGTTGGCAAAATAGTTGACGAAGTATCTTTGTATTACTCAGGTCCTAACAACGATAAGATGCATCAGCATTGTTTTTTACCGCAAGATATACTGCGATGGTTTGATTCTGTATTTGATCATTATCTTAGATGGAATAAAGTTGGTGAAAATCAAAGAGCTATAAATTCTGTTTGGGTTAATGAAATGAAAGCACATGAATATAATCCTGTGCATATACATCAAGGTAAACTATTTACAGGTCTGTCTTCAGTTATGATTATGAAATTACCAAAAGAAACGGGCATAGAATACTCAGCTCCTGAGAAACCTATGAATGGACGATTACAAATTATAGGTGCAGCTGCTGGTCAGTTTGCTAAAACAGATTATTCTCCCGACATGAAGATTGGTGATTTTTATGTCTTTCCTTACGACATGAGACACTGCGTATATCCATTTAACGGAACAAAAGAAACTAGAAGAACATTAGTTTGTAATGTAGATGTTGATTACAATCCTGTGTCTTCAAGAACAGCAACAAAGCAAGACAAATGACGCCAAGAATGCCAAGATGGCAATCTTATGTTGCCACAACCACACAACCTATCTTTACACCACAGCAGTGTAAAATGATTATTGATGCTGGTCATCAGTGTGCACCAGAACAGGCAAAAGTTGGTGGTGGAGAAGAAGGTAAGTATGATACCAAGAAACGAGTAACAACCATATCTTGGATACCTTTTGCTAAACTACCACAGATGTATAAAGTAATTGAGAATCAATTATCTATTGTAAACTTAAATCATTTTGGTTTTGACGGTGTACAACTTACAGAGCCTGCGCAGTTTACCGTATATCCTAAAAAAGGTTTTTATGATTGGCATATGGATGCCAATGCTTTTGGTCAAGATGGTCAAAATCCAATACGTAAAATATCAATGACATGTTTATTATCAGATCCATCAGAGTTTACAGGTGGAGATCTTTTATTTTCAGAGATGGGTGATAACAAACCGCTGCCCTTGAAACAAGGACAAGCTATATTTTTTGCATCATTCTTAAGACACAAAGTTGCACCAGTTAAGAAAGGGGTTAGAAAATCATTAGTCATGTGGTTTGGAGGACCGCCATTTAAATGAACCAACTTCAAAGAAAGATATTATTTCCAACTGCTGTTTATTTTAAAGATCTACCTAACGCAAAAGAACTTAATAAATATTTATTTAAAGAAATAAAAAAGTGGCGTAAAGCAGATCCCGAAGGAGAGAAGAAAACAAACTCTGGTTTTGGTTGGCATAGTAAAACAGATATGGATAAAAGAAAAGAATACCGACCACTTATAGATGAACTATTTAAAATGGCCTACGAGTGTAATGCGGATTTTGGTGTTACAGGTAAACTAGGTCTTGGTAATATGTGGGCTAATATTAATCCTACCTACAGTTATAATAAAACACATACACATCCTAATTCAATGTGGTCAGGTGTATACTATATTAAAGTTCCAAAAAACTCAGGTAAACTATTTTTAGAAGACCCTAGACCCGGACCCAATACACATATGCCTAGAAGAGTAGATAATCTGCCTGAACAATTATGGAGAGTATGTGCTTATGAACCTATGGAAGGGCGTATGATTTTTTTTCCATCTTGGTTGCCACACGGTGTAGATATAAATATGAATACAGATAAAGGTGAAAAGAACTGGAGGATATCCGTATCTTATAATTTTATACAAATATGAGTTTTAAGAAAAATAAATATCAAGTTATACGTGGTGCTATATCCAAAGAGGTAGCAGACATTGCTTATAGATATTTACAAATATCCGCAGAAGCAGATCATTGGATGTTAAACAATGGTGTAACTCATGCAGGTAACAAACTTGTAGGTAATTTTAACGATCCACAAGTTCCAAACTCTTATGCTAAATATGCTGATAGATTAATGGAAACATTACTAATTAAAACCATAGATGTGATGCAGAAGAAAACAGGGCTTAAATTAGTACCAACCTATTCTTACACAAGACTTTATAGAACAGGTAATATCTTACAAAGACACAAAGATAGACCTAGCTGTGAAATATCAACTACACTAAACCTAGGTGGAGATGCATGGCCTATATTTATCGATCCTACGGGGTCTGACAACGTCATAGACGAGTATAAAGGCATACATAGGCCTGGAGCACCCAAAGGTGTAAAAGTAGACCTAAAACCAGGAGATATGCTTATTTACTCTGGATGTGATTTAGAACACTGGAGAGAGCCTTTTAAAGGCAAACTATGTGGTCAAGTATTCCTACACTATAATCATGCAGATGGACAGTTTGCAAAGTCTAATTTGTATGATAAAAGACCTATGCTAGGAATAGTCAAATAACGTTGAACATCAACGCAATCTAATATAATCTGGAGATCTATGTTACAAAAGATAGGGTTTCAACCTGGTATAAACAAACAAGTTACCGCTACAGCTGCAGAAGGTCAGTGGATAGACTGTGATAATGTGCGTTTTAGGTATTCTACACCTGAGAAGATAGGAGGCTGGAAACAACTAGGGGCTGATAATATTACCGGTGCAGCAAGAGCACTACATCAATTCACAAATAGTTCAGGTAGAAAGTATTCTATTATAGGATCAAACAGAATTTTATACGCTTATTCAGGCGGTGTCTTTTATGATATACACCCTATTAAATCTACAACAACACTTTCAAATGCATTTAGCACAACTAACGGATCAACAACTGTTACTATAAATTTTTCTACAGATCATGGTATTCAAGCAGGAGATATTGTTTTATTAGATAACTTTTCATCTATCACTAATTCTGATTTCGGTGCATCTGATTTTGACGATATAAGATTTATGGCTACAACAGTGCCATCATCAAACACAATTACAATTACCATGCCGTCTGCAGAGGCAGGGTCTGGTGCTTCTGAGTCTGGTGGTATTCGAGTCAAACATTATTATAGAGTAGGACCTGATGTGCAGTCACAAGGTTTTGGTTGGTCACTTGGGTCTTGGGGTGGAGAAGCCGTGGGAGCATATACAACTGTTTTATCCGCAGATATAAATAGTTCTACAACAAGCATAACTGTAAACGACGCATCACAGCTACCAAGCTCTGGAACAAATTTTATTAAGATTGGAACAGAAGAAATATCTTATACAGGTATATCTACAAATACATTAACGGGTGTAACAAGAGGTGTAAGAAATACAACAGCCGCATCGCATACCGCAGGTGCAACTGTTACAAACACATCTGATTTCGTAGCGTGGGGCGAAGCAGCATCAGGAGACTTAATTATAGATCCTGGTATGTGGTCTATTGATAACTTTGGCGACAAAGCTATTTGTTTAATTGTAGATGGTGAAGTGTTTGAGTGGGACTCTGCAGCTACAGATGCAACTAACTCTAGAGCAACTATTATTTCAGGTGCGCCAACTGCATCAAGACACATGCTCGTATCTACACCGGATCGACACTTAGTATTTTATGGAACAGAAACAACGATTGGCACGAAGTCTACACAAGATGATATGTTTATTAGATTCTCGGACCAAGAAGATATTAACACCTATGTACCTACCGCAACCAATACAGCCGGCACACAGAGACTGGCTGACGGATCACGGATTATGGGAGCAATTAGAGGTAGAGATGCGATCTATGTTTACACAGATACAGCTTTGTTTTTACAAAGATTTGTTGGTCAGCCATTTACGTTTGCCTTTGTACAGGCTGGCACAAACTGTGGACTTGCAGGTAAGAATGCAGCGGTAGAGGTGGATGGTGCAGCTTATTGGTTTTCAGAAAATGGTTTCTTTAAATATGCAGGTGCTCTTGAGTCTTTACCGTGTCTTGTAGAGGACTTTGTTTATGATGATATTAATTTAGATTCTGGTAATCAAATGATATCTGCAGGATTAAATAATTTGTTTGGTGAGATTATGTGGTTTTATCCAACATCAAACTCCGCTGTGGTAAACAGAATGGTTTGTTATAATTATCAAGACTCATCATCAAGAAGACCAATATGGACAGTAGGAACATTAGCTAGAACAGCATGGGCAGATTCCGCTGTGTTTGGTAATCCACACGCTATGGAGTATGATGCAGATGGTGTTGAGCCAGCTACTTCATCTACATATGTTCAAGGTAATACAGATGGTATTACAACTTACTATCAACATGAGACTGGCACAGATCAAGTCAAAGGTGGCACAGTTACAGCTATTACAGCAAATATATTATCAGGAGACTTTGATATTACACAAAGAGTTATTAGAGGTGCGCAAACTAATATTGCAGATCTCAGGGGTGATGGTGAGTTTTTAATGAAGATAAGAAGATTTATACCAGATTTTGTGTCTCAAACTGGTGATACAAGAATAACATTAAATTTAAAAAACTATTCAAATGATACTGCAGCTAGTTCTTCATTAGGACCTTTTACAGTAACGTCATCTACAACAAAAGTAGATACAAGAGCTAGAGCCAGAGCGATTGCATTAAAAGTAGAAAACACAAGCACGGCTCAAGATTGGAAGTTAGGTACATTTAGATTAGATATACAAGCGGATGGAAGAAGATAATGGCAAAGATAGTACAAGTATTAACAAGACCCAGTGAAGAATACAAACAATCTGTAGCAGATGCACAGGTTAGAGATCTCGATGGTGTTATACAAAAATTAAACACGACGTATCAACAAGAACTTAAGGATGAAGTAGAAGCTCAAAACTTCTTTATTAATTAATGGCAAATAGTTTTATAAATAAAAAAGCAGATTTAACTACTACAAATTTAACAACACTATACACAGTGCCGTCATTTAAAACTGCTGTAGTTAAATCGATTTTAGTATCTGAGGATGCAGGATCAGGAGCTAGTATAACAGTGACGTTAGTGGACGCATCGTCTAATATATTTAGTTTATTTAAAAGCAAAGCTATAGCTTCAAATGCTACAACAGAGCTTTTAACACAACCTCTTGTTTTAGAGGCAAGCGAGGCTTTAAAAGTCCAAGCCACTGATGCAAACGAGCTGCACGTCATAGCTTCAATATTAGAAATAGAACCAAGAGAGGTAACAACGTAATGCAAACAATAAAACCAGAAAAGATAATAACGACTATATCTAACCTAAAAACAGGTGAGGTATACAAAACAGATGACGAATGGAAGGCAAAAGGCGTGCCAGAAGCAGAGATTAGGAGAGATGTTAAAGTAATCATGCCTGCGCTTGATTTGTTTCCCAAAACAAAGTAGTGTGAAAAAATGGCAATCATTAGATCAAAAATAGCAAGACAATTACTAGCCGAAGGTGGAGCACCTAGAGTGCCTTTTAGAAGCGGTGGTCAAGGTAGAACAGACGCAAACACCATGACAGGCTCAGGATATACTTCAAGTTTTGATGATGGGTTTGGCGGAGGAGACGAGTTTGCAAGACCAACTTATTCTGAACAATATGCAGCTATGAATGTGCCAGATGCAGTTAGTACAGGTGGAGATAATGAACCTAGTTTTTTTCAAAAAGCAAAAAACAGATTTAAAACTTTTGAAACTGACGCAAGAATGAATCGTGTAGGTAGAGGTTTATTAACTGATTTTGGGGCAATTAAATCTGCTGTTGGTTTAAGAGATGTGCCACCAGAACTTCTTGGAACACTAGCAGATGATTATACTCAAGGTGGTTTATTTTCAGAGGGCTTAGTAGGCGGTGATATAAGTTTAGAAAACGCTGCTCGAACATTTCAAGGTTTAGAGGATTTGGGTGTAGACTTAACAGGAGATATAAGATCTCAAGTAGCAGGTATTTCTACGTCAAAATTTGCAGACAGATTTGGACCAAAAACTCCTAAAACTGAAGGTGGAGATAATGAGGCTATAATAAAAAGATTACGAGCACCCATTGCAGAAAAAACAGAAGAACCAAAAGGTGAGTTTGATGACGTATTAAAATTTTACGGTGCAAAATTTGAGGACGGTGGTGAAGTAAGACAAAACTATGGTTTAGGTAGCATTGTAAAGAAAGCTACAAGAGCTGTTAAAAAAGTTGTTAAGTCACCATTAGGTAAAGCTGCTTTACTTGGTGGATTAGCTTATTTTGGACCTTCTTTTTTAGCTGGTACTAAATTTGGTTTTGCAGGAACACAAGGACCATTAGCTCTTCAAAGATCTATGAAAGCAGCTAGATTAGGGAGAGCATTTGGAGAGTTTGCAGGTGGATTAAATCCTCTTACAACAATATTAGGAACATCAGCGATAGCAGGTCTTGCATCTAAAAAAGATGAAGAGGATGAAAAATTACCAACAGTAGAGCAATCAGATCCAGAGTTTCAAAAATATTTAGCATTCTACGGTGGTCCAAGAAGGTTTGCCGAAAGTGGTGGAGACATTGAAGATGCACCTATAAAGATGGCATCAGCTCCAGCTCCGGCTGCTGAAATGAATGATGCGTTAGAGGATTTAGCACGTAAATATTTTAAAAAACCTTTAAAAGATTTAACCCCTGACCAAATTATTGAATTAGAAAATGTAATAGAAGAAATGAGTAAGAAACAAGGTATTGAGAGAACCATGGCTGCTGGAGGCGGCATGATGAATCCAAATGATGAGATGTTAGATTTAGGCGGCAATGAGATGGATTTAAGAGGTGGTGGCTTTGTGCCATTAGGAGAATATGAGAAAAAAGACGATGTGCCAGCAAGATTATCTAAGAATGAGTTCGTCTTCACGGCTGATGCGGTTAAAGCAGCAGGTGGAGGAAGTGTTGATAAAGGCGCAGATGTAATGTATAAAACAATGAAAACCCTGGAGAATAAAGTAGCATAATGGCAATTCAAGAACAAAGAACATTACCCGCACCGTTTATAGAAGATATTGGTAAAGATTTTGCCAAGTCGCTTATTGGTGTTACGGGATTACCAGCACTAGCAGCAGACATATCGGGTCAGTTAACAAAAAGAACGGATCCCGCAACAGGTGAATTAGAAACAGACGAAGCATTTGCTAATAGACAACAAATAGCTAGAGAAAGATTTCAAACATTTCAACAAACACAAGCAGGTCAGGCACCGTTTGCACCTCAAATTGCAGGGCAAGATCCATTACAAACACAAGCAGCCACACTTGCAGGGCAAGGTGTTGGATCATTTCAACCATTTATAACAGCAGCACAACAACAAGCTACAGATGCTGGAACGCAAACAGGTTTAGCAGCAACAGGAATAGCTGGTGCAGAAGGAATGTTAGGATCTGGTGCAGGAACAGGTACGGGAACAATTCAAGATTTTATGTCACCATTCCAACAACAAGTTATTGATACAACATTAGGTGAGTTTGATAGACAAAGACAAATACAAGAACAAGCAATCAGGGATCAACAAGCACAATTAGGTGTACTTGGTGCTGGCAGAGCAGGAGTACAACTTTCAGAGTTTGGTAGTGAAGCTGGAAGACAAAGAGCTTTATTACAAGCAGGATTACAACAACAAGGTTTTCAAGATGCTGTTGCAAGAAGACAACAAGATTTAGCAAACAGACAAGGTTTAGCACAATCTAGATTAGGTATAGGACAACAAGAATTAGGTTTAGGACAGTTCCAAGCAGGATTAGGATCACAAGTTCCTGGTTTACAAAGAGCAGACATTTCAACATTGGGTCAAGTGGGCGCAGCACAACAGGCTCAATCACAAGCACAACTAGATGCTAGCAGAGAGGCAGCTAGAATGGCAGCGTTTGAACCACAAGAAAGATTAGGTTTCTATGGTCAAGGCGTAACAGGATTAATGGGAGGATATCCGGTTAGATCAACGACAACAAATATACCTAACCCAACACCATTACAAACAGCTCTTGGTGTAGGTTCAACACTAGCAGGTATATACGGAACAGTAACTGGTAAATCACCACTTACCAACCTTTTAAAAACTTAATATGATGAAGCGTATCTTAAAAAGACCTATGTTCAAAATGGGTGGCGACGTTGAAAATGTCGGCATCATGGACGGTATGCGTAACAGGTATCAAGATCCAACTGACGCACCTGTTGGATCACCTAGAGATGAGAGATTACAAAGCAAATTAAAAATGATAAATGCTTTAACACCAGGACCAAACCTAAATCAATTCTTAATAGACTTTGGTTTAAATTTAGCGTCGGGACCACCAAGAGGTAACATATTATCTACAGCTGCAACAGCTGCTAGAGATCCTTTTCAAAGATTTATGGCAGGTCAACAAACTGCAGACAAAACAAGAGCAGCTCTTGCAATAGATGCTTTAACAGATGATGATAGAGTTGCTGCTGAAAAAACAGCAGAGTTGATGTCAAAAACAGAGGGTAATGAATTTTTTGGTAAATACAATGAAGCACTTAACTTTGTATTAAGCAAAGCAGCGCAAGATGCTAGTCCATTTAGAAAAAAAGTCGACCCTGAAGTTACAGCTATAGATACTGCAAAGGAAGAATATAGAATGGGAGATATCGCTGCTAAACAAGCTGCTCCATATATACAAAACATTACAAAAATTGTAGCTGCACTAGACAAATTAGAATTACCATTAGATGAAAAAAATCCTTTTAGATTTTCTGGTAGAAAAAAATATGAAAACGGTGCTGTTTATATAGATGCCAGAACTAATAAAATTGTAAGGTACGATAAAGGCGCAAATTCATTCACTGATATATCAGACCAAGTTGATTTATCCGAAATAATGTAGGAGAGATCATGGCTGTTGAAAAATACGACCCATATTCACTAAAAGGCCCAGAAAAAAATGCAGCAGATGACACAAATCTTGCAGTATCTATAGCTGCTGGTATTGGATCTGGCTTAGTTAAGATACCACTAGGCTTAACGTCTGTAGCTGCAGAAATATACGACGCTGTACAAGGTGAAGGATTATCTGTTGAAGACAGTGCAGTTGCTAGACTGGAACAATTTTTAGATGACTCTGTTGTGGGTGATGTTGTACAAGGATTAGAGGACAAAGCAAGAGCGACAGCTGCTGGTAAGCTTACAGAAGCGTTTGTGCAAGTAGGTATACCTGCTACTAGAGGTGCAAAGATTGCTGGTACAATTGCAGCAAAAACAATTAAAGCTATCAAGACTGGCAAAAGAGTTTCATTAAAAAATAAAAATATATCTAAAGCAGCACAAATAGCTAATAAAACAGGTAGAGGTGCGATAGTTGCAAGTGGTGGGGCTGCAGGGGCAGCAACTGTTTACGACATAGAAGACATAGGTACATTTGGAGATATATCTAGTTTACCAACAGAATTAGACAGAGATGCAAGAAAAGATAGTGCGGACGATGCATTACGAAGATTAGATAACAGAGCTAAATTTTTATACGAGGGTGTATTAATATCACCATTTGCATTTGCTGCAGGTAAAGTGGCAACATCTCTTGCAAAAAAAGGTAAAAAGATAGCATTTAGTAATTCCGTATATGAAAGACTCATAGACAAAGTATTTGGTGCACCGTTCAGACCAAGAGGTAAAAAATCACAAGAATTATTTGAGGCATCTATGAAAGTAGAGGGTAGAGAAGGATCTGCAGCCATTGTTGCAAAAGATTTATTACGAGATACAGATGAGGTGTTTAAAGAAATATACGATAAATCTATTGATGCAGCTACGAGAGTAAAAAATACAGATCAAATTGTAGAGCAAATGGATAATTTATTAAAATCAGGTGGTGATAAAGTTGTTAATAATCAATTTAAATTTGGTGCTTTTGGTAAAAAAGAATTAACAGACTTTAGTAAATCTTTAAATAACATAGGTGTTAATAAAAAAGGCAGGGATGATTTAATTAGTGTGTTAACAAAAGCCAGAAATTCATTTAACACTGTAAAAACACAATTTTTACAATCAGGTAATATAAATAAAGATTTAACAAATAAACAACTATCAGAATTTTTTAGTAATAGACTTAAATACACATTAAGTAATGATTATAAAATATTTGATAATAAAAAATTATTTAAAATAAATAAATACGCACCCACAAAAGATGCAAAAGAAAAGGTAGTAGACTTGTTTATAAACTACGCAAGAGCAAACAAAAGACCTTTTACTAACAGACAAGAAGCTGTTCTTGAAGTAGATCAAATACTAGAAAATGTAAAAATGGACAAAGTTACAAGAGCGCCTGTGTTTAGATTTGAAAACAAAAGTGCATTTTTAGACGCTAAAAATATTGAGATTAATATGTCTAGAGCTTTAACGGGAGAAAAACTTACACCTAAAGATTTAATTAAAAACCAAAAAGATTTGAAAGCATTTAAAGAATTATTTGGTGAAGTAAAGGACGCTAGAAAAACTGTTGTCAATACAATGCAAAACTTAGCTGGTATTTCAGCAAGAGATGAGTTCTACACTAAGATTGCTAACGCAGGTAAAATAGTTTTTAATTCAGAAAGAGATGCAAGAACATTTTTACCCAACAGACCTGCGTACACATCTTCTAGAAATGGCATGCAGATAACATCTGAATTAGGAGAACAAGTATACACAAACCCACTTAACGGTAAATTTACATCGAAAGAGTTTGAAGATGCAATTAAATTTGCAGAACAATTACCACTAGAAGGTTTAATGAAAAGTAATCTATACAGATACTTTTTAGCCATACCAAAAGGATTGGCACAAGTTGCAAAAACAGTATTAAGTCCATTTACACACATGCGTAACTTTACAAGTGCCGTAGCATTTAGTTTAGGCACAGGTAATTTATTTAAAGACCCCAGATTTATTTTAAGTAATTTTAAAAAATCATTTAATACCATACAACCACAATTGTTGTATAGAAACCTACCAGAGGACCAGGCGTTCTACAGATTTATGTTGGACGAGGGTGTGGTAAACTCTAGTTCTACATTTCAAGATGTGCAAGGATTACTAAAAGATATTGCAAAAGGTGGTGATGTTATTGAAAGAGTGTTTGGTAAACTTGGTAAAAAGACTACACAGATATTTAGAAAAGCACAAGATTTATACGTAGCAGAAGACGATTTCTATAAGATATATAACTTTTTATCAGAGTACGACAATTTAATAAACGCTTTGCCAAAAGCAAATAAAACAGACCTAGCTAAACAAGCAGCTAGTATAGTTAGAAACACTGTTCCAAACTATTCGTATGTATCTGATTTTATAAAAGGTTTACGTAGATCACCACTTGGTAACTTCGTATCGTTTCCTGCAGAAATAATTAGAACATCACATAACATCGTGCAACAAGGTATTAAAGAATTAAGGGATCCTGCTCTTAGATCTATTGGTGCAAGAAGATTAATTGGTTTTGGCACAGCGACAGCTGTTATACCACCAACGGTTGTAGAAGTTTACAGAGGATTATATGGTATATCTAGAGAACAACTAGGTGCCATGAAAAGATTTTTACCAGAGTGGTCAAAAGAATCTACAATCGTACCAAGTAGAGATGCAGAGGGCAATTATTATTACACAGACTTTAGTCATGGTTTTGCATACGACACTGTAATTAACCCTGTGCAATCTGTAATTACAAACGTGGGTGATCTACAAGATGACGAACCACTAATTAAAGGCATGGTTGAAGGAACAACAAGAGCGCTATCTAGATTAGTAGAACCATTTGTTAGTGAGTCTATCTACTTTGAAGCTATAAACGATATTATATCAAGAGGTGGTGTAACAGATACAGGGCAAAGACTATATAACGAAGAAGAGCCAGAAGGTAATAAATACTACAAATCAATGTTACATGTTGCTGAAGCACTACTACCTGGTTCTGTGCCACAATTTAAAAGAATAGCACAAGCAGCATTGTTTGGTGAAGATCCAAAAACAGGTAGAGATTTAGATTTATCTGGTGAGATAGGTGGCTTCTTTGGATTTAGAAACATTAAAATGGATATACCACAATCTATGGATTTTAAAATTACATCATACAATACCAACCTTAGAAACTCACGAGGTCTGCTACCAAGACCAGCAGGTAATGTTAAATCAAAAGATATTATAGATGGTTTTATAGCAGGTAACAGAGCTAGATTTAAAGCACAACAAGAGATGGCTCAAGATATTGAATCTATGAAAGCTCTTGGTTATGATGACAGAGAGATAGCAGAAATATTTGAACTACGTAATTTAAAAAGAGATTACAATGATTTAATTGATGGTGTCTATAAACCCTTTAATGTACCAAAAGGATTGGAGGAAGCATATATTAGAAACGCAGAAGAGAATGATTATGATAATCCTTTTGATCCAGACACAGCATTTACAATAGGAGATATATTTAACGAACTCAGAAGTTTAAATTTAGATGATGAGTTTCCTGACTTTCAACAAGATCTAGCATTACCAGAACCACAAATGGCAGCGATGCCACAAACACCACAACCTGTGGTGCCTCCAAGACAACAACAAGTGATACCACAAACAGGGTTGACACAAACGGAGACAGCTCTATTATCACCTGAAGAACAGATTATAAGACAAAGGAATAGAACTTAATGGCTATCGAACCTAAAACTACTAGAGAACACATTGTATCCCTGTACGGACACGTTAAAGGGGTTAAAAAAGATATTGCTCACATGCATAATGGTATTCATAAATTGGGTGGCAAGGTAGACAAAATCTACTGGGTTCTTTTAGCTGCGGTGGGGTCCGTGGCAATACTTCTATTAGAAAGATTTATAACTTAAATCCAAGATTTTAATTCTTCGCCCATCACTTTAGACGCAATATTAATTTTTTTTCGTAAAGACTTAACTATCTTTGTGTCTACAGTTTCTTCTGCTATAATATCAACATATGTCACTGTTTTCTTTTGTCCTATTCTATGTGCTCTGTCTTCTGATTGCATTCTTTTTTCTAGATCATATCCGTTAGAGTAGTATATAACCGTGTTTGCTTGTGTTAAAGTAATACCATAACCACCTGTTGCTGGTGTACCCACAAAGAATCTTACCTTATCATTCTTTTTAAAATTACGTATAGCGTAGTCTCGTTCTTCAGGTAGCGTCTTGCCATAATAATGGACCACGGAACCCGGACCAAACTTGTCCTCTAATAATTTAAATATGTTCTTAACGTCGTGTTGATAGTGAGCCCATATAATTGCTTTGCCCTCTACCTCTTCTAATACATCTAACAATTCTGCTAGTCTGTTGTTCTTAACTTCTTGTATTGTACCATCATCTGCAGAGAAGTGGCCACATGTTATTTGATGTAAACGCATAAGTTGTGTAAGAGCTGTCATTGTTGTTACAGTTTTACCATTTAACGTGGCTAAAGCTTCTTGTCTCATTTGTTTGTATAATCTTTTTTGTTCGTCTGTAAGTTGTATTTCTCTTTTCATATAAACTTTTTCTGGTAAATCTAAACAATCTTCTTTTAAAACTCTGTATGAAAAAGGTATTAGTTTATCTGATAGTTCGCTTAAATTTCTAAAACCAGCTACAAGTTGTATTGATCTACCTGCAATATGTGCAGTTTTCATCACTGCATATCTCATTCTAAAAGAATAATAAGATTCATGACCAAGATGAAAAGGATCTAAAAAATAACACTGTGTATATAAATCTAAAGGATTTTTTGTTACAGGTGATCCTGTCATAATTCTTCTGTATTTACAAAGATCTGCTAAATCTATTATGTTTCTAGTTCTTTTTGCTTTTGGATTTTTTATAGTTGTAGATTCATCAATGGCCATTAAAGATTTGTGTGAACGTAAAAATTTTTTAGCAAAATTTAAACCTTTTTCTGTACTGAAAGCTTCAACATTCATTATGATTATGTGAAGTTCATGGCCCGTTTTGAACAGTTTATCTAACTTATCTTGTTGTTTTTTATTAATATTTGCTTGCCACAATACGGTCACATTCTCTATGTGGTCTGGTAAATGTGCGGGCAACTCTTGATTGTACCATGTGCCTACTACACCTTTTGGTGCAACTATTAAAGCGCCATCTACTTTACCTTTATCATAAAGCATTGCTAAATTATCTATTAGGACTTTTGTTTTGCCAGTCCCCATTTCCATAAAATATGCAAACGTATCTCTGTTCCAAGATTTTTCTAAAGCAGTTAACTGGTGTGCATACGGCTTCTTTTTAAATTTATACTTCATCTTTCTATTGACTTGTATATAGGATTCTGCTAGAAAGTCAACATGAAAGAAAAAGAAAGTATGGATTATAAAGATATAAAAATATCTAAACCTACTGTTTATGTTGTGCAAGAGATTGCAGGTACAAGAGAAGGCCGTCCTAAATTTAATATTATGGGTGCAGCAGAATATGGTAAGTTGAAATTTTTATTGGATGA